AACTGCTCCTCAATAAAAGGAGACAGAATTTTTTCGAGAGACTCCTCAGATGTATTCAGAATAATATTCTTTATTTCTTTCATTATTTACCGCTCAATAAGTGCTATTACCCATACTTCCCATACTTCCCATACTATTTGTCTGGGTGGGTGTAGATGTTACACCTTCTATAAATTTATTTTTTCTACTGTCCTGATTAACAATACTAACCTTTACGGAGTCAGAGTATCCACGATTAATCCTTAATATATTGTTTTCATAAACAAACAAATCAGAATTGAGTGGTTTGGCAGTAACACTAAACAGAAATGTTCCCACTGGATTAAAGTTTGTATTGAATCGGACCACGCCTGTATCATAGTCAACCAATCCAATATTATCGTAAATTATTTTCTTATTACCTTTGGAATCAATAGTAATTAGATTAATAGTGCCTAAACCGTTATCAATAGCAATTACCCCTGAATGCAGAACGCCAAACTTGTCTTTATGTTTTATTTCACTTGTTGTAATTGAGGCAGTTTCAATCATCTGTCCGTGCAATGGATTTTTAAAATCTACTATAATGCCTTTTGATGTACCAATCGCAGAAAGATCAATAGTTTTACGCATTTTTACAGTTGTTTGATTGCTAATAATACTAGAATTAAGTGAATTGATTCCTTGAATAATTTTTGACAGATAAAGATTTGATCCAAAAGATTCCATAAAATTCGTAGAATACGTGAATATGTACGCAAGAACAAGTGCTTTTATAGTTCCAATATTTGTTTCTGTTTTGTTTGCATCAATTGTAATAATAGAATCAAACACAAGATCAATGTAATCAGGATCTACTATTTCGGGAACAACGGTAAGAACAGATCGGTTTGCTCTAAGTTTTTTGGTTAAAGCAATTTTGTCCTGACTTGTAAGAGCAAAACCAGAGTTTGGTTTTATAGCAACAAACACTTTTCCGTACTGTGGAGGAGTAACTGTTTCTCCTCCGTAAACATAAACAGAAGAAGAGTTTGGGTACTCTTTCATTACAGCAGAGGTGTAATCTGATTCTGTTACTGCTCGATTTTGAGACTGATAGAATCTTGGTGCAAGAAATTTAATTTTAGAAATAGATTCTTCAAGACATCCACCACTAGAAGGACTCTTTAATTTGATTTGACTCAAACCAGGAAAAGATGTAGTAAATGCGCTAATTCCATTTCCCTGATCCCCACTAGTCTCTAAATATTCAACAATAACAATGTTGCCTGTTTCTGGCTGCTTACCTAAAAAATTGTCTCCAAAAAACAATTCGTAAATACCGGTTTCTCGCTCCTGCAAGAAAAAAACTTTTGAGTTGGGGGTTAAGTCTATGTACGACTCTGTATACGACCAAACGTCTTCTATTCCTGTATTATCTGTCGCAGAAGTCTTTACACGAACTTGTATTGTACTGGTGTCTATCTTGTCATTTGGAATAACAAGATAAGATCCTGTCTTTTTTGTGGAATCGTACACGTAACTCATTCTACGAAGAGTGCCTTCATAAATTTCAATATTGTTAAAAGACTGAGTAGCAGAATTTGCGTACACGGTATCAAGCAAAATAAAAGAGTACTCTGTTCCAAGGGGATCAATTCCAGTAAATTGTAAACCACGAGAAAGATATGTGCTTTCCGATGCACCAGCAGCACAAACACCTAGAACAGCCTTTGCTGCCCGTCTTGATGTGGGAACGTACCCCAATGTTTTTGCGTGAGATACTACTGATGGTCGTAACAATGCACTGTCAAGAAACATTTCATTGGCAATCATATTTGCGTAAAACGCCTGATAGTGGGTATTGTATGCAAGCACATCTAAAACAGTATTGATAACAGACCCATCAAAATTATAGTCCTTTAAAGTTTCCTGTGACTGTAAAAATGCTTTGAGTGATGACTTTGCGTCTTCAAAGTCTAGTCCTACAATATTAAAGTTGTTTTTATTGGGCATTATCGAATCCTTTCTAATACTACTGATATTCGGTCGTTTTTACCAATAGCAATAATAGAGTATTCAACATTAACCACATACCCATTTTCATCAGGATTAGCAATTACATCAACAATAATATTGGAAACACGAGGTTCGTGATTTTTTATAGTCCGAAAAACTCTGTCGTGTATTTCAAGAGTTGTTATTGCATCTATTGGTTCAAACAGCATTGGTCGAAGAGAACCACCTATGGTTGGTTGAAAAAGGCGTTCACCAAAAGCAGTAGACAGCAAATTTTTAAGAGAAAAACGAATAGCAGAATCGTTTTGCAACAACAGTAAATCTCCTGTCTTTGGATTCCGTGTTAAATACGGATCTAAATCAGTGAATACTGGTTTATTACTTTTTCCTCCTACTGCTTTAAGTGTCATTAATGATTCCCTATTTTATATGTGTCAGGTGTGTGTTGATGTTTTGTACAGTATTGATTATTAATTCTTGAAGTTTATTTCTACTAATCCCTTCTTTTTCTATTTCATTCAGTAATTCCGCAGAACACCAATGACAACACACAAAACCCAAAGGAGTCAATCCGTCCACGCACTTTAATGGAATAATACTAAAATACTCTACATTATTTATCTCAAGTCCTGAACGAAATACGGACGATGAAATATTATTAACATCTATTATTTCACCTGATTGTCTTTGCATTATGGGAACAATATCTGTGTATCGTGTCAAAAATACGTCTTGTGATTCAAGAAGAATACTTGAAACTTTAGGGTCACTAGATTCGTGAGTAACAGAAAACCTCTTGATAGAAGTACCGTCTGCAAAAGAGCCACTATTGTGAAACTGAAAAATAATGCACCGTGACGCTCTAGAAACCACTCTAAGTTCTGTTAACATTTCATGTATTCGACTGTGTTGCTCGGAAAACAATTTGCTCTGTTTTTGAGTAAACTTAAAAGATGATTTATTCTTTTTTATGGCACCCATCAAACCAATACACAAACCAACTACAAATATTCCAAATATCTCACCAATCATCAAAGCTATATCTTTGGAGGAAGACAGGTGTTCAACAATAGAGGGGTTTGTTGTCATCTTGAGCTGGTTCCAAATCCAATAGAATTACCCCGAACCACATCAATAAATTGGGGACTAACAAGACTTCCGTTTAGAGTGCTTCCGATTTTAAAACACGGATCAGTGCTTGCTTCATTTACAAGATTTGCTAAAGAGTTAATGCTTGTATATTTTTGAATAAAGTTTGCAGCTTCATTTTGTATTGCAGACGCTTGTGCCATTACATTCCCTATTGCTGCGTTTGCAGCATCTAATGCTTGAAACGCCGTGTTTAATCTCTCCGACAACTGCTGAACAGCACCTGCTGCATCTGTTCCCAAACTACCGTCACTAAACTGATTTAAAATATTTTCAATGTCCACATTTGCTGCTACTGCATAATTTATACTTAGTTGTCCGTTCTGATTCACCACATTTAATCCACCACCAATATCAAGTCCCTCGATTCCCAAAGCACACGACAACTCACCGTACAAACTCAGTGAACTAATAATATTCACTAATTGCTTTGGATCTGTAAATCTATTGCACTCTGTTTCGAATCCAGTAACAGTGTTTTGTAGTTGCGTAATTTTAGTTTTTGCCTGATTTAATTGCGGCAATGCCTGTGCCAATACTGGCGGAAGCTGACCTTGTAAAGGAGTTGCTCCCGCCGCGTCTATTAATCCATTTAATCTGGTCACATTTGATCCACCAACCTGTCGCGCCATGTTAATAGCAGCAGCGTTAGGATTTTTTAACATCTCACTGCTTAATCCAAAGTTAAGAATCCCTTTTTCGCCGTCTGTTAGTTTTTGCTTGCACGGACACGGTGTTTCTGCCATAGATTACCCCACAAAAAAAGTACTTGAACCTGTAGGTTGGTGACCACAACTCGCTTGACTAGCAATAGTGCACACAGGAATGCCGCCAACAAGAAAATTCGAATTGCCTTGAACCATAACTGGATTATTATTGTGGGGAGAATCGTTATCGTGATTCTGTACCGGATTTCCTTCTACAGAAACAGGAAACCCGTCCACAAAAAAGGACGGATTACCCACAAGAATGGTTCCTCCTGCTGTGTCTACATTTGCTCTGCATACTCCAAATCCTGGCATGGTTTTCTCCCTTGTTTAGATATAAGATCCACCATCAACCTGTGCGCCAGTAGCACCAAGTTTATCACCAATCGGAGTAAATCCCGAATTTAACTCTTCTGGCAGGTAACCTTTTGTGCTTTCAACATTGCACACATACGAAACACCACCACGCTCCACCACATCTCCGTAGGTGTACACAGCGTATTCTGAAGACCCTTCAACATACTTACGGTGCTTGCCTCGGTAGTTCATGCTCACGATCCACCACCCTTAACATTTACCCGCTTTGGTTTTACCACCGGTTGACCAGAATTCACCTCAATTCGTTTTCCTTGCTGCATAACCATAACATTGCTGTCCGTAATAAACGATATGCTGCGTCCAGAAAATCCAATGTCTCCGTCCGCATAAAATTCAATTTTTTTACCCGATGCTTTTAGAGAACCTTCAATCTGAAGATTTACATCGTCTGTGGCAAGAATATTTGTGTTGCCTGTGATCTGTATGTTTCCACCACCATTAATAGTAAGGTTCACCGCACCATCCACCACAATGTTTAGTCCTCGCTGACCAGATATGTGAATGTTCTTGTTGCCGTGGACAATTTCGTAATCGTCACCCACAATACGCTGAACCCGTGTGCCATCAGGATTTGTGGGTTTTCCTTCTGCGTTCTTCCACCCATTGCCAATTTCCGTGAACGATCCAGAGGTGTGATAGGTGTGAATTCTTTCTGCACCTGGTGTGTCGTCCCACTCTTCTACATGACCACTTTCAGTGTATTTCACGTGGTTCTTTGGGTACTGTGCATTGTACGGAGTAGGTGGTTCGCTCCACACAGATTTCTGTGCCATGTCCGGTACACTCTTAATTCCCTTTTTAGTGCTTCCTGTTTTATACCCTACAACAGTAGATTTTATTTTTTCTGTGTCTTCATTTCTCGCAAGACGATTGGTGTCCTGTTCACCAATTACAGAGACACCAATAGGAAACTTCCGCGCTTGAACATCTGATGGTTTTGCAGGATACCGTCCTGTAGAGTCTGAAAATCCAGTGCTTGTATTTGCTTCTCGTAAAGGTATACCACCAAATGAACCAATTATTACAGGGTCTTGAGCCTCTTCTCCGTCTCTAAAAAATCCAAACACATGAGAACCAACAAGGAGTCCAGTGGGAGAAGTTCCGATTCCTGAAATTGCAGCACTAGTAATTGGTTGCATGGGATACGCCCACGGTAAATGACTCGTAGGCAGTTCAGACAAATCTTCTACATGAAATCCAAAAACTCGCACTCT